GTTCAGGTTATGAGCGATGATCCACCGAGACGCCTTAACCGTGGAGCCGCTCGCCAGGTTGGCGTCTTCAGGGACATAGAACAGCAGACGGCTACCAGTACCGCCGTACCAGCCATATTCAATACGAACCATGCAGAGGTTCGTCAGGCTCAGCTTGTGACCAGAGCTGGTGTCTGCAGCGCCAATCAGGCTGGCACCGTCCTCACCCACCATGGTGTCGCCGTTCCAATACTTGCGAGGAACGATCTCTTCCATCACGTTCGGCGAAGAGCTGATCAGCTTGTAGATCGTGCCTTCGTCAGTACGGTTGGGTTGAGCGGTCATCACCGCTGAATCAACGGTAAAAGTAGTGGGGTCGGTGCCCTGCGCGGTATATCCATTCAGGTGATCGGAAGGACGTTCACCAGAGCTAGTGCGCCGGACGTAGAAGAGGGATGTGCCGACAACGCGGAGGAAATAGCCGTCCGAAGCATCGAACATGCCGAACTCCAGCGTTGCTGCATTGTCAGTAGACAGTGCAACACCAAAAGATGCACTGGTAATGCGGCCTGTCTGGTAAGGGAAAGCCTGTTTTGTGATCAGACTTCCGACATTCCCATTTGCTGCGGCAACCTTAAGACGTACTTCTGCTGCTGATTGATCAAGCAAGTGGTTTACTTGCGTGACCTTAGTTCCCCCCGTATTTTGCTCATTCTTGGCCCAGATATTTGGGTCAATATCAATCAGATTAGTGTCGTCAAAAATCGCCAGTGGCGTTTGGACACGGGGAATACCAAGCAGGTCATCACGAACCTGAGAGGGGGCACTCAGGTTGTCAAGAATCGGAACCGGTGTTTGGTCCGATGCAACAACAACCGGAAGTGAATTTGCAGCAGTATTTTGACCAGCCGGGACAGGCGTGGTCCTACCTACTGTTACGACGCTTACGCCTTCTTCAACGGTGGCCATAAGGTTTTACCTTCAGCTAGCAGAATCTCTGGAAATACGAGGGAGAACCTCTAGGGTTCCGATTGCAACAGTGTCTTCCTTGTAGACACTTACGGTGCCTTGAGCAGAACTTACAGAGAAAGCAGGAGCACCTGCCGTCGTCGGTTCAATATCAAAGACGGTGCTGCTAATAATTGAAAGTTTATTAGCATTGAAATCTACCCCATCATAGACACTTTGGCCTGTGCCAGAAAGAATGATCTGGTCTTCTGAGGTAAGCTTGTGCGCTGCACTGGTTGTGATGCGGACCTTATTTGAAGTCACACCACCTGTGGTTGTAAACGTAGCGCCTGCTGAGATTGAAGAAATAGTGGCTTGCTGAATGGAATAGTATTCACGCAAGTCCCAAAGAAACTTACCTTGAGGCTCGTCAGTAGCATCAGTCGCGATAGCGAGACCAGATGGTTCATTACCACGTTCTTGATACCCCAAAGGTACATTTCGACCTAAAGCTTCAGTCTGGCGACTGGTTAGCTTTAGAGCAACGACACCATTAGCAGGATCCAGTTCAACGATCCCAAAGCTGTCAACAGTAGACGAGGGAGTTGTGCTGTCGTTGAAAAACCGACGAATATCAGCAACTAAAACTGAATTTGAGTAGTCGTATGGAGTGCCCCAAGGCTTTTCAATGTTTAAGTACAGCTCATCGAAGCTGTCCCCTTCTCTGACAGTTACAGCTATATTGTCGAGGGCCATTTGTTACTTACCTAGGAGCTTACGCAATAACTTTTTCTGTGGTGACGACCCAAAGTCTTCGACCGGTACTGGATTTGTGTTATGCGCTCTATCTAACTTTAACTGATGCAGTTCTACAACAGACTTATAGTATTCAGCATTCACTTCTGAAAGACGGATATTTTCTTGCTCAAGTCTTTTCACACGTTCTTCAAGTAACTCAGGTGGTACAGGTCTATCGACATAAACGGTTTGGACCTCAGGCACCAGAGTTTCTTGCAGTTGTGCAATAGTCTGATCTCTTTTTGAAAGGACACTATCCGTAGTCGATTTATAGTTGCGCATCTCAGCCTCAAGCTGATCTATACGAGCTTGGGCGGTAGCGAGTTGGGTATTCAGCCCTTCGTTGGCGGCCAAAACCTCGCTCAAGTTGTCTGAGACGCGCTTTAGCTGGACACGCTCATAGACAGTCGCTGAAGTAATAGAGGAAGCCGGTTGCTTTTCAGTAGTGGCTCCAGGGGTGACGTCCATATCACCCGATTTCGGCACTCTCCACCGGAGAGTAAATGCAGTCTGGTGAACGTCACCCTGATCCTTATAGCCTACAAAGTAGAAGACTCCTGGAGGAGTCGGGAGAAGTTCGATGTCAATAGCTCCGCCGTTGACTGGATAAAAACGCTCATCCCTAGACACACCGAAGAATGGCGCAGAGGGCTTAACCGCGAGGATGCCATCTCTGCCGTCGTCGAACAAACGACCGTGAATCCGCGTCATTCTTAGACCTCTCTGTAGGAAATCATGACTGCATAAGCTGCTCCAGTAGAAGATGTGCGAGCAAGTTTCAAAGCCTCACCGGCTTCTGTCTCGAACAAGCCCAGCTCACTGGAAGCTGTCACCACGCTGTTCGCAGTCAAATACAGCGATGAAGAGACCTGAACAGGAGCCGTAGCATCCTGGAACTGCAGGGTTGCATTGGCAGTTGTGCAGCTCACAACGAAGCTCAACACCCGAATCTTTTTATTGGTTACAGCAGCAACAACGTCAACCGTTGAGTCACTGGTAGTTGCCTCCGCCTTAGCGAACTTGATCTCACTCGAAAACGAGTCGTGAAAAGTCAGATAACCGTCAGCAGTGGTGCCCGCACCAGTGGCTCGGATATAAGCATCGTTGCCTTGTGCATCGCGTCCGTAAAGTGCCATTAGAGGAAGGAAAACAATAGTGTGCTGCCAGTTTTTCTGAGGTCGTAAACGAACCCTCGGATCAAGTACGTCTTGGAGGTAACCGCAGGTAAAACCTTGCCGTCACTGTTGACAATCCGTATCCTAACTTTAACGGCTACGTTATCTTTGGCGTCAAATTCCGAAAACGGTTTAGTGGTATTCGGAAGATCCAAATAGACGTCGTTATCAAAGTCGAATTGCTCAATCCTGTAACCGTCGATCCTTGTATCGTCGATCTCCTGCGAAAATAACTTTCCAGGAACAACAGGATCTAAAGCTGCAAAAGGCAGAAGTGTGTTTGGTTCCCAGGCGACTTCGACTTTCATGATCAGGTGGTTGCGTTATTCACAGTGAATTTAATGTTATTCTTCTTGATCTTCGGATTATTACTCTTCAACGTAGTTTTCGATCCATAACTAATACCAGCATTAAGGTCGAGCAAGTCACCGTCGTCGATGTACTCGAATTTACGCTCGACATATAGAATGGCTACCACATCGAAGGTTCCGTCATTCCCTTCCTTTACTGACTGAACGCGATAGCGCCTGAATGTATTCTCGTCACTTTCATCAACAAGAATAAACATCTGCACCGAGGAAGGAGTGCTGCCGAAACTGCCAGAGATGGTGATACTGGTCAGAGATACGTTTGTGACTTCGTTTCTTTGTGCAATACCTGAAGCGCCGTATGTATAGACATACCAGTCCTTAGACATGTCTAAGCTGTCAAGTTCTCTATCGACAGTAAGCGTGTTTGAAGTAGCCGTCTTAATTCTTCCTGCTGACTCAATATCGGTCTTGAGGGGATCCGCAATCAAGCAAATATCACCTGGAAGGAGCATGGCACCCTCTGTTGCAACAGAAAAAGATACTGTTTCGGTGTTTAAGATGTTGCTGGCTAAAACATATCTTCCCAAGCGACGAGCTTGATCCCTGTCAGTACAGCCCATAGCCCTAACGGTCTTGTGGTTGTACCCATAGCGCTGGATGGCATTAACATCTTCAACGACTTCCTTGTTCTCCTTGTAAAACTCAGAGGGGTTTACCCAACTCACTTCCACAACAGATGTTCTTGCCTGTCTGCCAGTACCTTCGTAAGTAAAACATGGCTGTGAAACCTCACCCTCACTGGTCTCTTGAATGACATTGGCTTGAGAATACAACCTGTAAAGCCTGTTGACAGATGTTTTTGTCTGATCGCTAGGACGATCAATAACCAACGTCAAATAACCACCCGCATAAATTAAAGAACCGTTGAAAGATGATGCGACACTACGAA